ACCTGCAACAATGTACGCACCACTCAAACCCATTGCTGTTGAGGCAATCCATTCGGCGCTAGCACCCGATTGAGGTTCCTTAAATGCTTTAACCGCGCCTTGACCGCTGTTCGCTGTGCCAGTTGCACCAACGCCATAAGCGCCACTCGGGATACTTACGCCTGCGCCGCCAGTTGCTGTAATTGTTCCGCTAGCAAACGCGACAGAACTATTGCCACCTGACGCAACGGAAGCCGTACCGACAGACCCACCGCCGCCAGTAATGTGTGCTATTGCATAAGTAACGCCTGCTGGCACGGTAAATGTTCCGCTTGCTGTAAATGCTGTTACTTTCACTGCGCCTCCTGCGTTAATTGCGTCTACCATCGCGTTTAATTCCGCGGCGGTCAAAACTTGCCCTGCTGTAAATTGTGGAATAGGCATATTGGTTACTTTATCCTAAAACGGGTTGCGGGTCTTGTATGTCTAGTTTGCCATAAATTGGGTCATTGAGTATGAACTCGTAAACGATCACTGTAGGCGCCGTGTAGTAGGTGACCCGGTGGCCTGTAACAAAATCTAGGCGGTGTTCTACGCCCTCGACGCTTAACTCTTGGGCCACTTCGCCGCCGGCAATAGTGTTCGTAATTGTTATTGTGTCGCCAATATCGACTAGGGCTAGGGTTTCGCGTTGGGCCGTGGTCAGCATTAGGTAATCGGTTTGCACTGCTGTAAACGTTGCCTCGGGTTCGCCTACAAGTAGGTAACTGGCAAGGCTTGCGGCGGCGGCGTCATTGTGTAACAGGCTGTCGGTAATGCTTACAGTTTGTATTAGGTATTTGGCTTGACTGGCTAGATCGTCAGCAACCTCAGGCACGGTTGCGCCTAAGTGCTGAATACTGGCCCTGTTTACTACCTGATCTGCGTTATAGGTTATGCCTAAATTGTTATAGGGAATGTTTGTGCCGTCGTCGTGGAAGTCGGCCACACTTCCAGCAAGGGTATTACCTATCCTCGGGTCAAAGTTCAGTACCCCTGTTCGTGACATAAAAACGCGGCCCTGTTCGGCTTGCTGTATTTGGTTTAGGTAGGCCTTTACGTTGGTACCTTCCGGCACGGTGTAAGCGGCAGCGCCGCCCAATGTTTGGGTGCCTGTGTTTATGTTGCGGCTGGCTAACGGGTAATTGACTTCGGGCAGATCAAGTACAGCGGTTAGGCGGGCGCTGGATAATTCCTCGGAAACGTTAAACTCGGCAAGGCTGGTTTGCGCCAATAGGTAGAAATCGTCTGCACAATAAACGGTTACCGTATTGTTTCCGCCCAACTCGTACGAATAATCATAGTTTACTATTTGCCCTACAAACAGCGCTATAAACGTGTTGGTGCTGTCGTAACGGCCTAGCGATACTCGACGCAAAGGCGCCAACGTAAATTGCCCGGCAGGGTCTACGAACGGGCTAGACGTATACAGCGGGTTTAGTATGCCGTTGGCTAGTGTGTCGTCGAGGGTAAACGACATTGTGCCAGCGCTAAATTGGTCACCGATCTCACGGCGGCCACGGTTTACCGAAACGTTTTTAGCGTATTCCAGCATTGGTGCAAACTCGGTAGTGCCGTCTAAAACGTATTCTGTGTTATTTAATACGCCCCGTGTTGCGTCATCAAGCGTAAACGCGTTTAGAAAAAAACCCGTATCTATAAATAGTTCATAGTTACCGCTGGCAATTACTGACGTGGCCATTAGCCCACCTGTATATTTGCGGGGCCTGCAGATCGGTTATAGGCGCGAATACTGTTTACTACCGCCTGCCCTACTTCCGCGCTAGTAGCAAGGCCGCCCGTAACGTTCACGGTAAGGCTGGCGAAATCCTCGTAGCCTTGGCCCGGGCGTTGCGGTATTACTCGGCCTACTGGTTGCGGGCTGATTGCTTCCGCAAACCCCGCACCTATGCCTTTAATGTCAGGCAACTTAATACCCTTTTGCCCCAACTTGGCTTGGGCTGCAGCAAACGCCGCTTCCACGCCCTGCAAATAAGATTGGGCGTTAGAAACGCCGGCACCGTACCATTGGCTGGCGGCTGACTGACCGATAGTAAACGCGGCCTGTTCGGCTGCCATCACTAGGGCGTTAGTTTCTTGGATTGCTGTAGCACCGCCCTTAATAAGTTCGGCAGCAATAGCCGCGCCACTTTCGCCGCCTGCGTCAAGTACAGCCTGCAACGCTTCTTGGGATAAGCCCAACTGCAACAGCGTTTTGACGTCTTGGCCGTACTTAACAATACCTGCTACCTGATCACGTAAGCCCTGTAAAAACCCTGACCCTGTTTCGTCTCCTGCGTCTTTAGCGTCTTGGAAACTAAACGCGTCTTTAATGCCGTCGCTAACGTTCGTAGCGAAATCACTAAACGCCTCTTGCGCTTCGGCTAATTGAGTTTGCGCGTTGGCTAGTGCGTCTGCCAAATACGTTTTAAGTGCGTCGCTAGCCTCTTTAACGCGTTCAGCCATTTTCTTAGCCTTATCGGATACCCCGCCTATAGCAGTGTCTACTTCCTCAATGGCTGGGGGCAGTGGCGTTAGCGAACCGCCAAACGTGCGATTACCTTCCACGGCTGATTTGGTGGCGTTTTTGTAAACCATAAACGCGCCAGCAGCAACTACTAGCCCGGCAGCAATAGCGGCAGCACCTACGCCCAACGTCAGGGCCGTGTTGGCAGCGGCAGCGCTGGCAGCCAGTGACCAGTTCAGCGCGGTAGTTACTATTGTTACCGCGTTAGCGATAACTTGCGCGGCCTTAAATCCTATTAGCGCTGTAGATATTGCGGCAATAGTGGTAGCAACTGCTAACAGTGTGCCGGTGTGATCTGCAGCCCAATTACCAAACGCGATCAGGTAGGGCAGCACGGCCATAACAGCAGGCAATAACGCCATACCTATACTTTCCTTGGCTTCGTCTAATGCTACGTTAAGGCGCTTAAATTGTCCTTGCGCGGTACCTGCTGCAACAGCGGCTTGACCACCAAACGTTTTAGCCATAGCAGCCATAACTTCATCAAGGCTGGCACCGTCTTTTATCATTTTCTTTAGTTCAGGGGATAGCAGCCCTAGCGCTTTATAGTTGCCGCCGTACGCTTTTGCTAGCGCGTCACTGACCGAACCTAAATCCTTGCCCGTGCCGGCTGAAATATCCATAGCAAGTTTTAGGCCGTCGGTTGCTGCTGTTACGTCTTGGGTTACGCGAACCAGTGACGCAAAGGCGGGGCGTAGTTCATCATCAGCGACGCCAGTAGCCAGCGCCATTACCGATATTTGTTCCTCGATTGCGGCTATTTGGCTGTCGGTTGCGCTAGTAACGTTTTGTAAAGTTTTGGCTAATATCGCTTGCGCGGCGCTGTCCTCTACGGCGGCTTTAATGCTGTACCCGGCAGCAACAGTAAGCGCACCCATAGCGGCAACTGCTGGTAGAAACGCTTTACCTGCTATGTAGCCCGCTTTTTGTGACGTGGTTTCTAACGCTTTTAGTTGGGTGATTGCTTGCTGAAACCCTTTGCCTTCGAGGCTAGAAATGATGGGGATGTTAATTGCCATGGCGTGTTACCAGTTTTCGGTTTGTCTTTTCCATAACAGTATCTACGATTTGCATAACCTTTTCGGTGACTGCCTCGCGGTTATTTTCTACTGCAATATCTACGGCGCGGGGCTGGCCGCCTACCTCTACGTCAAGGTTTGTTACAAACGTGCCTTGCGTTTGTGCCCCGGCATGGTCATAGATTGCGCCTGCCGCGTCAGCCTGTTGGATAACCATAAGTTGGTAGGGCTTAGAACCGTAAACCACTTGGCTGGTATAACGGTTGCCTAGATCATCACTACGGTTAAAGTTTACGTAGCGTTCCTTGCTAGCCCGTACGCCTACTTTTACCTTAAAACCTTTTTGTACCTGATCTGTTTTCCAACTGGTATTACGGCCTTTAATTAAGTTGCCGCGAACCATGCCCGACAATGGCGCACCGTTTTGTTTGCTGTTATCAAAATGGGCTACCATGCTACGCGCTTCGCTAACGATCTGCTGGCCAGCGCCGCCGATCTGTTTAGTTACTTCGCGCCGGTACTTGTTATCAAAATCGTTTAATTCTTTTAGCGCCTCTTTAATACCGTAGATTTCGGGGATAGCCGCGCGCGCAACCATTACTTACCGCCGCGTTGCTTGTTCAGTATTTCTATGGTGGCGTTCATATCGTCTAACTCGAATGATAGTTCACTAGGCCAAAAACCTGTTGCTACTAAGATTTCGGCAAGTGCGCGGCGCACCGTGCCGTTTAGGCTTTTGGGTCAGCGGCCTCGACTACCTCAATAGACGCCAGCGAACTAATGAACTGGTCAAGGTTGCCCGGTACCGTGGTACCTGTAGCGCGTGTTGCTTCGTAGCAAAGGTACGCCAAATCCTCAACGCCTACGCCTTGCGCCATTTCTGACGCCTTACGCCTGTACTTGCGTTCCCACGCAACCACCGTACTTAAGTTAGTAGTAACTGTGTTTGTGGTGCCGTCGTTAAACGTTGCTTTAAGTGTTAATTGCATTGTGCCTGCCTTTGTGTCGGGCCGTTGCCGGCTTTAATTAAACTTCGAGTACTGA